CATGGAACTCGACATCGAGCGGAAGATACACGCCTGCGAGGAGCTGCGCGAACGCATCGTCTCTCAGATCGAGGACATGGACGACCAGCGCTACGTCGACATCCTGTCCCGGGTGTATATCCACCGCATGGATTTGATGGATATCGCTGCAGAGATGCACTACGACTATTACTGGGTGTGCCACCTGCATGGCGAGGCGCTCAAGGCATTCGAGCGGAAATATCCGGGAATCCGCAATGAACCGCAAGACGGAAACGGAAAGTCGTGATAGTCTGGTAAACGAGGAACGCGGGACTGGAGAGGTCTCGCGTTTTTCGTTGCCCTCCTGAAGCCGGAAGCTGCAGGCCGGGGTACAAATTCAGCGGAAGGGCCGAAAGGCCCTTTGCTGGATTTAGTGAGGTAACCATGCTTAGATCATGCAGATACTGCGGGCGGATCCACGACACAAAGGTCATCTGCCCGCAGATGGAAAAGGCCAGGCGCCAGAGATGGCAGAAGAACGGGAGCGCGACTGACCGCTTTCACGCCTCTTACCGCTGGGCACAGAAGAGCCTGCACATCCGTGAGCGTGATCATTACCTCTGCCTCGCCTGCCTCTATGGGCTGGACGGCAAGGGCTCACGCATCACAACAGCAGACCTCTCCGTCCATCACATCGTTCCTGTTTCTGAGGCCTGGGACATGAGACTTGATGATGACAATCTCATCACGTTGTGTGCAGAGCATCATGAGAGAGCAGAAGACGGCACGATCAGCAGAGAAGAGCTGAAGAAGTCCGTCGAACGCGGAGCGGGTGCGGGGCTCAGAGGTATCCCCCCGGTCTCCGGCCAGGGCGATTTTTAAGCTATTCCCGACCGACGCCTGCCCTTTTTCCGCATTATTTTCGTTTTTCAGACCGAGGAGGCCAATATGCCGCAAGTAGCGAAACCGGTGGTATTATTAGCCGCCGACAACAAAAAACTGCATAAGACGAAAAGGGAGCTTGCCCTCCGGAAGCAGGGCGAGGCCGGCATGCTGACTGGCGAAGGGATGCGTGAAAGCCCTGATGTGCGCGCGAATCCCGTGGCGCACAAGGAATTTATGCGGCTCAGGAAGCTGTTCCGGAAGATAGAGAAGGACGATGCCATCTATGCTCAGACCATCAACAGGTACTGCCTGCTCCATGCGGAGTGCGGGGCCCTGGAAGCCCGGAAGGTGAAGCTTGAGGAGCGCGCGGACTGCTGCGAGGATGACAAGGCTGCCGCGGCACTCTATAAGCTTGTAAGCGACTGCGACCGTGAGCTTATGGCCAAGCGGAAGATGATGATGGACATCGAGAAGGAAAACGTCATGACCATCGCATCCGCGCTCCGGAGCATCCCGAAGAAGCCCGAGAAGGCCAAGAGCCCGCTCATGGAGGCCCTCAGTGGTTAAAGACGGCAGGGCCTATGCTTACGCGAAATGGTGCCTGGAGGACGGGAATGACCGCGCGCCGCACTATGTGAAGAAACAGGCGGACAGCTGGATCCTGATCGCCGACGGTGAGGATCCTGACGCGATCGTGGATGAGAAGGCCGTCGTGAAGATGGAGAAGCTCCTCAAGCTGATGATCCACCCGGACCTGCATAAGCCCATGTCCGAAAGCCTGGAGCCGTACCAGTGGCTCCTGATCACCGCGGTGGTCTGTACGAAGCTCCGGAACGAGCCGGAGATCCGCTTCTACACGACGGCACTCCTTGAGATCGCCAGAAAGAACTTCAAGACCTTTGTGTCCGCCGTGATTTTTATTTTGCTGCTTCTCATGGAACCTCCTTTCTCCCGCTTCTTTTCCGTCGCGCCGGACCTGGCTCTTTCTTCCGAGCTGAAACTGGCTATACGGAAGATCATAAAGTCTTCTCCGGCGCTGACGGACGAAGTGGACCCGGCCTTTAAGCTCCTGCGGTCTCAGGTCATCTGCAAAATTAATGACAATGAGTACACGCCGCTGGCATACTCGCAGGACAGCATGGACGGCCGCATGGCGAACGCCTTCCTGGCGGACGAGGCAGGCGCCCTGGACGAGTACCCGGTGGAGGCTATGAGATCTTCGCAAATCACTCTCCGGAATAAGCTGGGCATCATCATCTCGACGCAGTACCCGAACGACAACAACGTGATGATCGACGAGATCGACATCGCGAAGAAGACGCTGGACGGCCTCTTGGACGACCGGCGGACGTTCTCCCTGCTCTACGAGCCGGATCAGGAGCTACAGCAGGGCGATATCTGGATGCACGACGACCGGGTGCTGTGGCAGGCAAACCCTGTTTCGCTTGACTACGGGTACATCTTCGACGAGCTGAAGAAAAAGCGGGCCATCGCGATCCTGTACAGCAACAAGCGTGAGAACTTCCTGTGTAAGCACTGCAACATCCTTTACAAGGGCCTCGGGACGGAGGGCTATATCGACATCCAGAAGGTCAAGGCCTGCAGGCGGGAAGCTGATCCGAAATGGTGGCGCGGCCGCCGGGTGTGGCTCGGTCTCGACCTCTCGCAGACAAACGACAACACTGCCGTGGCGATGGTCACGGACGACAACGGCACCATCTGCGGCCATGTCATGGCCTTCCTGCCGGAGGCGGCCGTCGACCTGAAGAGCTCGAAGGAGAAGGTCGACTATAAACGGTGCGCGGCTGCCGGGGAGTGCATCCCGTGCGGCGATGAGGTCATCGATTATTCCGCAGTTGAGGACTACATCCTCACGATGGAGAAGCGCCTCGGCGTAGAGGTGATGCAGGTCGGTTATGACCGCTACAACGCCATCAGCACCGTTCAGAAGCTCGAGGCTGAGGGAATTACCTGTGTAGAGATAAAACAGCACTCCAGCGTCCTGCATGCGCCCACGAAGCTCCTGCAGGAGAAAGTGCTCAGCGGCGACTTTCGTTATGATGCGAACCGGCTTCTGGAGATAAACTTCCAGAATGCCCGGTGCACGGAAGACACCAACCTGAACAAGTACGTGAACAAAAAGAAGAGCGCCGGCAAAGTCGACATGGTCGTGGCGCTGATCAACGCTGTGTACCTGCTGCAACAGGACATCCTGTACAACGACGGCTTCGTCGTGCAGGTACTGTGAGGTGTGAATAATGTGGCCTTTTACAAGAACTCAGAAAAGAACATACAGCCTTGAGACGGACAGCATAAAGCTGAATGATGTGCTCCTGTCCGCATGGCTCTCCAAGGGCGTCATCGACCTCGAGAAGGCGATGAACATCCCCACCTTCGCGGGCTGCGTGAACAGGATCTGCGATACAGTCAGCATCATTCCGATTCGACTGTATCGTCGGAAGGGCGAGTCTGTGGAGAGCCTGGACCGTGACCCGCGCGTCAGCCTGCTGAACGGTGACACAAGAGACACCCTCACCGGGTCGGAATTCAAGCGTGCTATGGTCTTCGACTACCTGACGAACAAGGGCGGCTACGCCTACATCAACAAAGCGGGCGGCCACTGGGTCAGCCTGAACTACGTGGAGGCGGAAAAGGTCGACTTTCTGGAGAACACAGACCCCGTTTTCAAGGACTACAAGATCATGGTTAACGGCCGGAACTATGAGGGATACCAGTTCCTCAAGCTCCTCCGGCGGACGAAGAACGGCTACCGTGGGATCAGCGTCGTCGATGAGTACCAGGACGCGCTCCGGGTCGGTTACAACACGCTGATTTTCGAGAACCGCATGTTGAAGCGGGGCGGGAACAAGAAGGGCTTCCTGCAGTCCGACCACAAGCTGACGCAGGATGCGGTCAACACGCTGAAGGCAGCTTTCGACAAGCTCTACAGTGACGATCAGGAGAACTGCGTTGTCTTGAACGACGGCGTGAAGTTCCAGGAAGCGTCGAACACTGCAGTGGAGAGCCAGCTGGCCGAAAACAAGAAGCAGAACGCGCTGGACATCTGCAAGTTGTTCGCGATCCCGCCGGCGATCCTGTCCGGCGGAGCTTCGGAGCGTGACTGGCTGGCCTTCGTCCAATACTGCATCATGCCGATCATGGACGCTTTCGCCACCGCGCTGAACCGCGACCTGCTCCTCGAGCGGGAGAAGGCGACCTACTACTTCGCCCCTGATGTGACCGAGCTCACCAAGGGCGACATCAAGACACGCTTTGAGGCGTGGGGAACGGCAATTAAGAACGGCTTCATGCAGGTCGACGAGGTCAGAAAGAAAGAGAACCTCGAAAGCCTTGAGATGCCGTTCCTCAAGCTCGGACTTCAGGATGTCCTTTATGACCCGGAGACCGGCGGGATCTATACGCCGAATACGGGTCTGTGGGGTTCTATTCGGAACCCGGGCGGAACTGATCCTAAGGACGCGCCGGCGCCTACAACGCCTGCACCTGCTCAGGATCCGGGAAGTGCGAGGGGCCGGAAAGGAGGTGCCACAAAATGAAGGTAAAGTTGAGAAGTGATTCGGTTGAAATCGAAGGCTATGTAAATGCGGTAGATCGCAACAGCAGGATGATCACCGATGACGACGGCTATCCCATCCGGGAGCGCATCCAGCCGGGCGTCTTCGGCAAGGCCCTGCAGGAGAAGCGGGACGCCGGTTACAGTATTCCGGTCTTGCTGAATCATGACAGCAACAGAGTAATCGCCCAGGACGGTGTCACGGCTACCCTGGAAGAGGACAACATCGGTCTGCATGCAGTTGCTACCATTACGGACCCCGAAGTGGTAGCGAAGGCAAGGGAGCATAAGCTTTCCGGATGGTCTTTCGGTTTTATCCGGCGGGACTTCCGGGACGAATACACCGATTCCGGTCGTGTGCGGATCGTGACTGACATGGATCTTCGCGAAGTCACGCTTGCGGATGACACCAGAATTCCGGTATATGCGGGGACGAGCGTGCACGCCCGGGCCGATGAAGCGCCTGAGGTTATTCAGCTGCGGACGATGGACAATGACGTGATTATCACTGATGTCACGGACGATGTGCAGGAGCAGAAGCAGCGTGCCGAGATCGACTACAGTGATTACTACAACCGAATCAGTAAACTGAGAGACCGCTGAGGTCTCTTTTTTCATGGAGGTAAGACATGAACGACATCAAGACCCTCGCCGAGCAGAGAGAAGAGGCTC